AAATCAAACTGATGAAGCACAGCAGGAATATATGAAATCAATTGGCCACCCAGCAGCTGGTGGTTTTCAAAATGATTACGATCAAGGAACATCAAATCAGTATCAACAAAACCAATTTCAGCAGCAGAACAATATGAACTACGACTTCTCACAGTTCATGCCATCACAGCGGCAGGGTCAGAAGTTTCAGAGTTATCAAGGGTATTCTGGCCCAACCAGTTTTGGAGCAGGAATGAAGTTTAGCTTTGATCCAAGTAAATTTATGCAAGGCCAGTGATTACATAAATTCTTGAATAACGGCAAGGCGGTTCATCAGCTTCCGCCTATCTTCACGTAAGAAGATACCAAAGTCAATCTGCATAAGCGTCTTATTCATTCCGCTATATTTTTGCTCGGGATTATGACGATAATAGCTATCCATCATTAAGGCAAAAGCTTCCTCATAAAGCATCCAAGGGTGCTTTTCTTGTAGTTCACGGATAGCATGATCTAACATATTTCTATTATATTTAGATCAATAGAAATATTTATATTGACCGCTAGTGAGTGGCAGCCCAGTTTTCACCATGATCTGCAGCTGCTGTAATAGGAACACGGAAGTTGTAATAACGCCCAGCTTCAGGAGCTGCTGCTTCTAAAAGCTGTTTGACTCGATCAACTTCAGTTGGTACGACAGAGAGTTGAACTTCATCGTGCACATACGCACAGCGAGTGTAGTCATGGTCATACGTAAGACCAGCAGCATCAATCATCTCTTGACCGACTACCACCCAACGCTTGCTGATGATGGCTCCAGCAGATTGGAGTAAGTAGTTGAGTGAGGCGTGCTCTGCAGTACAGAAAACAGGACGACCATCAAGAGCCCTAAGACGACCACTTGTTCTAACTTTAAGTTTGACTGCATCAATTAATGGCTCCAATCCAGGAATAGCGTCAAGGAACTTGCGACGTAGCTCTTGACCGAGTGTTTTCTTCTGTGCGTCTGATAGTTCAGGAGAAAGGCTGTGACCTAACTTCACATCTCCAGCACCGTAAATAAAGGCGTAAGTAATAGTCTTGACTTCCTTACGTGTACATCCAACACGGTCTGCATTTTGCTGGTGGATATCGCCATTGATAACCACTTCAGCAAATGCTCCCTCGTCGAACCTCGCGAGGTAATGCCCTAGGCATCTGAGCTCTAAGCCTTCTAAGTCAGCGCCGACCATTACCATGCCTTGATGAGGAACGAACAGCTCCCGTGCCCATGGTGCGCTCACGACCTGTCCCAGGTTCGGACCACGGTGCGCATTACGTCCCGTCTGTGTCGAGAGTGTGCAGCTGTGGTGGATGCAACCGTCGCCCTCAATAGAGTTGAACCAAGAGTTGGTTCCCTCCGACAGTTGCCCTAACCACTTCTGCAATGTCAGCAGACGGATGAACATTTCGCACTCGTCGTGGAGTTGCTGCTTGCCTTGAGACAGAGCTACGTCTCGTACTTCACTAATAGAAGCCTCATCAACTTTCGGCTTACCAGTGTCAGTGACCTTAGTGAACCGAGCACCGCGATAGTTCTGTAAAGCCCAGGCGATGTGCTGCCGTGACGTTGGATTGAATTCAGTCAACCGAGTCATCGGCGCACCAGCTACATATCCTTTCTTTTTATCTGCACGCTTGGGGGTAAATACCTTGCCAGGCACGTACAAATAAATAGATCTGATCTGTTGCGTCAGAGTGTCGAACTCCTCTTGCAATTCAGCGCGAACACGCACCGCTGCATCCATATCAAAGCGAAAGCCTGATGCTTCTTGTTGAGACATCAGGTTTGCCAAAGTCATCTCAAGTTTTACGTAATCAGGAATCAGCATCTTTGTTAAAACCAAACGTCAAGGATTTTTCGTCGAGCAGCTTGTCCGCCCTTTGCTTATGACCAAGCTTGGCGACACTTTCCATCACTCTCAGTGTGTCCTCAGTCTTTGAACCTTTCGGCATACGACTGTGGACTACTTCAAATAATGGGAAGAAAACATCAGCTGCTTCAGTGATTTCTTCAAGAGTAAGTGGATCGTTTTTCTTAGGCATAGTCATTCATTCTCCTCTTCAGTAGTTCATATAGTTTGACAGTTACTTCTGTATCTTGAATACAGTAATCAAGCATCTCCGGTGTATAAGTGTCCCAAACATCAGGACCTTTACCGAAGTCACCCTTGAAACACTTTAATCGGTATCCCCAAGCTTCGAGACTATGTCTGCCATATAATCTCTGAGGCATTCCCGCAGGTCTTCTTTCGTAGTCTCGATCGATAATCTTAGGATAATAGAGACGACTAAGAGTAAGTGTATCCACAACTTCACCTCGTGGTGCAAAGTCTGGAAATTGCTCTTTGATGAGGGGAATATCATATCCAATAATGTTGTGCCCAATCAGAGCATCGGCATTCTCCAGAGCCTTAACGCCTTGAATAACAGCACGTTCAGGCTTGTAATCAAATACTTGTGCTTCTTCTACATTAGCGAGATCACGCATCACAATGCAGTGAATAGTTGAGCCTTGCCTGAGTAGCCCAGTGCTCTCAAGGTCAAAGATAAATTCAGTTGTCATTTTGGATTTCTCTGGCATCTTTCGGGTCATAGTCATCTGGGGTATGTTCTCCTTCGTCGTGGTAGAGCGTTTCATCAATCTCTCGATCTGCTCGTGAGTTGACTGCAAATCTTGGGTCTGGATCATCGTAATAAGGTTCAATAGCGATAGATAGTTCTCGTGCAAGTCTTCCTGCCCTACGGAATTCATCTTTGTAGTAGGGCTCCCACTGATGGGCGAGTACGACAAATTTACGTACTCCCATAATGTGAGCTTGGAAAACAGAAGCAGAGAATGGGTAGCGGGTGGTATAGATCACAGCGCCTGTCATCGGAGTGCCTGTTCTACAAGCAGCAGCAATGGCATAACAGACTGGATCTATTTCAATTTTGCTGTCGGTAAGAATGCCTCTACCGTCACCAACGATCTCACGATCACGGACAACGACGCATCCACCTTTAGCGATGGGATGTGAAGATCCTGCACCAACAGCTTTGGCAATGTTTATAAAATACAGTTCTTTGTTCTTGATATAGGTTGGATCACCTTTAGGAGCTGGCATATCACAATTCGAGATTTATATTCTTATATTAGGTAGTGAATCAACAGAATGCGGATACATGGATTACAGCAATTTCAAAAACGAATTCAAGGAATACGAAGAATGGTGCAGTAAGCAAGACTGTGACATGTGGGATAACGATGAAATTGAGAATCCATACAAGAAAGATCCAGTCAACAGTCCAAGTCACTACACAGCTGGCAAGACAGAAGCAATTGATGTCATTGAAGATGCCATCGATAGTGCTCCTGATGTGACGTTTGGATTCCTTCAAGGGCAAGTACTGAAGTACATGCTGCGGCTTTGGCTGAAGGAGAACCCCTTGGAAGATGCAAAGAAAGCACGTTGGTATTTGAATCGACTTATCGAAAAAGGTGATAGCGCCTGATAGGGCGCAAATCAACAGCGTTTAAACTTGAATAATCCATTGTCATAAGTAAGGGTTTCGTGCTCTTGCTTATGTTCTAGTAGGTGCTTATGGATAATCTGAGATGGCAGTGTGGTGTGCTTAAACAGAACAGTGATGCCATCTGCGAACTCATCATGGCTCGGGTCATACCACCTGACTGGGCGTAAGCAGTCCCATGGATCAAGGCCTTGGGATACCCAGGCATTGAGCTCTTCAAGACGTAGAGCAGTCTTCAGGATGTGTGCTTCATGAGCTTGAGTCAGAGGCAGTGAAGCAAACTCATTCTTAAAGAGCAGTGCATGCTTCCACATGAGCGTGCCATCTTTCTGAATAAGTCGGCAAGGGTGGACCTTGTTACCTGATGGCAGGCAGTAAAAGGCAGCAGGTGATATGTGACGAGACATCAGACATCCCCCCGGTGCTCTTCGTAATGCTCTAAATCTTTACGCCAGTTGTCACCAGCGAACTCGTTATAGATCACACGACCGATATCACGGAAGGTGTTGTAGAACAAACTGACTTTGTCAATATCATTAATGGCTTCATCAAGCGGTGGTCCGTAGATCAGGACGTTCCACGTAGAAGGGCATACAGACTCGAAACCTTTGCTTGTAGCGCGAAGTTGTTTAATGCGCCTGAAAGGAATGCAAACAGGATAGTCCCAAATAACAGGAGTGGCGCGGATAATCTCGCTAGCTGACGTAAAGAAAACGAAGCTTTTGATGTGGTTGTTTCTGTACTCATTGATCGTTTTATTCAGCCAAATTCGTGTATTACGTACAGCGCCCTTAGGTGCTACCCATACATTTCCATGCCAGTGCTCTTGCAGAGGATTGATCTCTACAGATGGAACAGACGTTGCATCTACCAGTACTTGCTGCACTGGATCACTAGTCGGATCAAAGTCAATACTTCCCATCACCGCACGTGCTCGTTCAATGAGCTGAGGTGTTGGATAAAGAGGGAGCTTGAGTCCGCTTTCCTTGAGCTTATCCTGTAAATTCTGCTGCGATCGATCGGAAGCTCTCTTGGCTCCCACCTGCTTCGACTGCAAATGTTCTTGTTCCAGCATCACTGATTAATGTAATTAAGACGTTTTTTGAGTAATCATTTTCGTCAATCTCTTCCAACAATTTACGCAAGAATGTAACTACCTCATCATCTTCGGCTGATTCAGCAGACACTAGATCAACCTCTACATCAGCACCACTCATGTATGTAGTGGAGTCATTCTGCAAATTAATCACTAAGCTGCCAGCACCTTGATTAAGAATGCCGTTGCTTGCGATATTAATCAGATCAGTAAGGATGAGTTCAGCAGTAGCAGCTAGAAATTTCTGCTCCTGTTCTTTTTCTTCGCCCCACTTCTCGGACTGAAGTAATCGTTGAAGTAAATCGGTACGTCTTGACATAACTAAATGACTCTTGTTTAAGGATAAGTAATTTAAAAGTCTGATGTGGGATCATCATCATTTCTATGATCTTCTGGTTGATCAAATAGACCAGGAGAATCAGGTTTTGTTTGACTGATATGACGACCAGCAAGCATATCAACCATGACAGCTTCAAATCGTTCATCAAACATGGTGTTGGGATTGAGGATTAATTCTTCTCGTTCATCAATTCCTTCTGCAGCAAGCATTTTCTCTTGCTCTTTTATGGCTTGCTCCATTACATACTCAGACACTTGCTGCTTGAGAGTGTGTAGTTCACAAGCAAGCTCAAAGCTTTCTAGATAGCTGTCGTGATCTACAAAGACTCCAACATTTTGCGGAATAAGGTGAAAAGGATTGCAGCAATACTTATTACCACAAGTGGTTTTAACACCGCTAAATCCAAGATCACCCCAAGTAAACCACATAGCAACGCGCTGAGGGTGATGCTGTGTAGAGCTCGATATCCCGTGTCTACGCCATGCAAATTGTGGTTGTTGAGTACGTTTGTTGACACATCCCTTCCATTCCCAGCATTCATCGGGTGCACCGATTTCAACTTGAGACCAGAACTTCAATGCTTTGATTCTGTTCTTCTTTAGAAGTTTTGATATGTCAA